TGGTCAATTTCAGTGCCGGTACAAAAGATGTGTTTGTCACTTACCCAGCAAGTTTTACATCCAACGCCATAGGCGGAGGTGTTGGAGCAGTGATGCTTAACGCGGATACTGCAACTGCAAGCGGAACAATTGCCGCAGGGCAGAATGGTTTCACTGTTGGCCCTCTGACAATTAACAGCGGCGTGACGATCACAATCGCTTCGGGACAAAGGCACGTAATCATATGAGTACGATTTCAAGTTCAACCACAAGCACAACCGCATACAAGGTCACTGCGGACACCACAGGCACGTTGGTTATTCAAACGGGCGCTACGCCAACCACGGCGGTAACAGTGAGTTCTGCTCAAGTCGTTACGCTGGCAAATGCACTTCCTGTTGCGTCTGGCGGTACAGGGTTGACTTCTACTCCAGCAAATGGAGCCTTGGATATTGGTAACGGTACTGGTTTTACGCGAACAACGCTAACTGCTGGCACAGGAATTACAGTTACTAATGGCGCAGGCGCAATAACTATTGCCGCATCAAGTAGTGGCGGTTTCTCTAGTATGGTTGTGCTGACATCAACCAACGCCTCTTATTCAATCCCCGCCACCAAAATCAAAGTCACAGTGATTGGCGGGGGTGGAGGGTCGGGTTATATAACCAACGGAGACGGGTATGGCGCTACTGGAGGCGGTGGAGGAGGGGGTGCTGCTGTCAAGATTCTTTCTGGACTCACCATTGGTGCTACTTTGAACATCACTGTGGGCGCAGCAGGCACTGCTGGTAGTTCATCGGGAGTCAGTGGAGGCACTGGTGGTACGTCATCAGTCGCTTCAGGCACTCAATCAATTTCAACTGTGTCTGCAACTGGAGGGGCTGGCTCCGCCGCCGTTACTGATTTCGCTACAAATGGAGGTAGCGGAGGTCTTGGTTCAGGTGGAGACTTGAACACGCAAGGTGGTGGTGGTGGTTCAGGAATTATAGGCTCTAGCGGTACAAATAGTGGTGCAGGCGGCTCAAGTATTTTGGGTGGAGGTGCAGCAAGCGCATTAAACAACGCTGCTGGAACTGTTGGTGGTGCTTATGGCGGCGGTGCAAGCGGTGCCGCAATGCTAGGCATTAGTCGTGCAGGTGCCGCTGGTGCGGCTGGCGTTGTAATTGTGGAGTATTAACATGAAAAAAGCGTTAATTTGTCCAAACGAGCCTGTGCCAAATGGTTTCCGTATTGCTCAGGTAGAAAGTCAAGAAAACATTTTTGCCGTGGCTGATCCTTTGTATTGGATGGACTGTGCCGATGAAGTAGTCGCTGATTTTTGGTATTTCGATACAAACGATCAAACAATTAAAGAAGTGCCAAAACCAGAGCCTATTAAACCAATTGGTGGAGCGCCAAATGTCATTGCTTAGCACACAGCTTAGCGCCGGAAAACTTTCTGGCACTGTTTACACTTTTGAAAAAACAGGTGACACTTTGCCCATGCACACACATACTGGCGAAAATGCTCACATTATTATTGTGGCTCGGGGCAAAATCAAAGCGCATGGAAACGAGTGGGAAGCTGAGTACAGCGCAGGTGCGGTGATTGATTTCCCTACAAACCAAAGCCGTGAATTCATTGCCTTGGAAGATAATTCTCGTGTAGTGAACATCATCAAGTAACGGGAACAACAATGACCATAATTATCAACGGCACAACAGGAATTTCAGGAGTAGATGGTTCTGCTGGTACTCCTGCTGTCCAAGGAACTGATACCAACACAGGTGTGTTTTACCCTGCCGCTGACACTGTTGGGATTGCAACCGGTGGAACAACAGCAATTACTGTTAATTCAAGTCAAAACACTGTTTTTAACTCTACAGGCGCATTAACATTAAATGTAGGTACAACTGCACAAAGACCAGCAAGCCCGACTGTTGGAATGATTCGATACAACACAACCACTTCAAAATATGAAGTGTATACAGCATCAGGATGGTTTTTTATTACACCAACGACTTATGACTACAGCGTTGATTATCTTGTTGTGGGTGGTGGTGGCGGTGGAGGCTTTACCGGCGGTGGCGGTGGCGGTGCTGGCGGTTTTAGAACTGCCACAGCTTTTGCTTTAACTTTTGGCACAACTTACACAGTTACTATAGGCGCTGGTGGCGCACCATCTGCGGCAAATAATGTTGTTGCAACTAGTGGTTCTAATTCAGTATTTTCTACCATTACATCTGCTGGTGGCGGTGGTGGCATAGGCAATAACAGCGGTGGTTCTACTAATGGGGCGGCTGGTGGTTCTGGCGGCGGTGGTGGTGCATTTAGTAGCGGTGGTGCTGGAAATACGCCATCTACAAGCCCAGTACAAGGTTACGCTGGCGGTACAGGTGGCGATTCTGGTGGCGCTAATTGGGGTGCTGGCGGTGGTGGCGGTGCTTCAGCAGTAGGTGGAAATAGAAGTGGAAGTACGGGTGGCGCTGGTGGTGCTGGCACTGCATCTTCAATTACTGGATCATCAGTTACATATGCTGGCGGTGGTGGTGGTGCTGGCGGGGGTGTTTCTGGAACAGGTGGTGCTGGTGGCGGTGGTAATGGTGGCGGTGTTAATAATGGAACTGCTAATTTAGGTGGTGGCGCTGGTGGTGGTGCTGGTGGTGCTGGTGGAGGTACAGGCGGGTCTGGTGTTGTCATTCTTTCTATTCCAACCGCAAGTTATTCTGGAACAACCACAGGCTCACCAACAGTCACCACATCAGGCTCAAATACAATTTTGAAATTTACTGGTAGTGGTTCATACACAGCGTAAGGAAAACAAATGGCAGTCACGATCAATGCCGACAACGGAGTATCTTCTGGTAGCGCAGGCTTAAAGCAGGCTGCGGATGCCACAGGAGTACTTGCACTCCAAACAAATGGAACAACAGCGGCAACTGTTGGCACAGATCAAAACATAACTTTAAACGCCACAGGCGCATTAACATTAAATGTAGGCACAACCGCGCAGAGGCCTAGCAGTCCCACTGTTGGAATGATTCGATACAACACAACTAAAAGTAAATATGAGGTTTATTCATCGGCAAGTTCTGCATGGCTTGATATAACCGCAACAAATACTGAACCTTATAACATTGATTGTCTTGTGGTCGCTGGCGGTGGTGGTGGCGGTGCAGACTCTACTTACGGTGGTGGAGGATGGAAAGGCGGTGCTGGTGGTGCTGGTGGATATTTAGAACAATCCACACGAAGTGTAAATAGTGGTACTGTATACACGATCACAGTTGGTGCTGGAGGTAGTGCAGGCGCATCTGCTGGCGCATCAGGAGGGGCGGGGGGTAATTCTGTATTTGATACATCTACCGCTTCAGGTGGCGGTGCTGGTGCTGGCTCTAATGGAACTACCGTGGCTAACGGAAACAGTGGCGGTTCAGGTGGTGGTGCGGCAGGTGGTTTTAATGGCGTTCCAGTTGGAGGCAGTACAGGTACTGGAGGTTCAGCAACACAAGGAAATAGCGGCGGCGCAACTGGTTATGGAAATGCTGGTGGTACTTCTGGATATGGAACTGGTGGCGGTGGTGGTGGGGCTGGCGGTGCTGGCTCTAATCAAGTGTCAAGTGGTGGTGCTGGTAGTGGTCGAGCAAATAGCATTTCTGGGGCATCAGTAACTTATGCGGCTGGCGGTGCGGTCGCTGGTGGTGTTGCGGGAACTACAAATAGAGGTAATGGCGGTTCTGGCGGTTCTGGTAATGGTGCAGTTGGTTACGCAGGTGGCTCTGGGGTTGTTATTCTTTCTGTGCCAACATCACGATATACAGGCACAACCACAGGTTCGCCAACAGTTACTACATCAGGCTCAAATACAATTTTGACATTCACTGGTAGCGGTTCATATACAGCATAAGGAAAACAAATGGCACACTTTGCAAAAATTGGTTTAAACAACATAGTCACAGATGTTTTGGTCGTTGCCAATCGGGAGACAATGGATTCCAATGGCGTGGAGCATGAATCTATCGGCGTTGAGTTTTTGAAAAACCTGACAGGCCATGAAACTTGGATTCAAACAAGCTACAACGGCAACATTCGTAAGAACTATGCTGGGATTGGTTATACATACGACAGTCAGCGTGATGCGTTTATCCCACCCCAACCATACCCAAGCTGGACGCTGGTTGAAGAAACTTGTCAATGGACTGCGCCTGTTGCTATGCCCACTGATGAAAAGAAATATAGTTGGGATGAAGCCACAACAAATTGGATTCAAGTTAACGAGGAAACACCATGAGCAGTACATATTCTTCCAGTCTGCGTATCGAACTGATCGGCTCGGGCGACCAAGCCGGTGCGTGGGGCGCAACCACCGACAGCAATCTGGCATACGTTTTGGACACAGCCATCGCTGGGTATCAGGCGGTCACCGTGTCTTCAGCCGCGCAAGCCCTGACCTATGTAAACGGGCCATCCTCTAGCGCGGCACTGAACCAATCGGTGTACGCCATGTTGAAGTTCAACAGCGCAGCGGCAAACTCAGCCATCTACGCCCCGCCAGTGTCTAAACAGTACATCATCTGGAACAACACAAGCTATACCATCACGATCTACAACTCTACGGTCATCGGTAACACCACAGCCGCAGGAACTGGCATCACCATCGCATCCGGGGACAAGGTACTTGTTTGGTCGGATGGTACAAACTTCTACGACACCAAGAGCAACGGAATCACAGGAACGCTTCCAGTCGCCAATGGCGGTACAGGAGCAACCACAGCGTCTGCCGCAAGAACAAACCTTGGCTTGGTGATTGGCACGGATGTGGCGGCAATTGCTTCACCTGCGTTTACAGGCAACCCCACAGCGCCGACTGCCACATTTGGCGACAACGACACGTCAATTGCGACCACTGCATTTGTACAGGCTGCATTGGCAGCTTTGTATCCAGTTGGCTCCATCTACACAAACGCCACTGTTGCAACGAACCCCGGCACATTGCTTGGCTTTGGCACATGGACTGCGTTTGGCGCTGGTCGTGTTGCGGTTGGTTTTAATGCAGCAAATCCTTTGTTTGACACTGCTGAAGAAACTGGTGGTAGCGCAGATGCAATTACTGTAAGCCACACCCACACAGCTACCGTCACAGACCCGGGCCACACTCACACGACAAACGCCAACGTCAACAACTCTCAAAATTTGGCCGGAGGCCCGTCTACAACTCTTGCAAGAGCAACCGCCACGATTGACCCGGCGTTTACAGGCATCAGTGTGGCAATCAGTACAACTGGCTCAAGCGGCACAAACGCCAACTATCAGCCGTACATAACTGTTTACATGTGGAAACGCACTGCTTAATATGATTCAAGACTACATCAAAGTTTTTGATGGTGTTGTCCCACTGGACTTGTGTGACGCTTTGCTTGATGAGTTCAGTGACTCACAGGAGTGGGCAGACACCGCTGTTGGGCCTAGCCATCTTGGTCTTGTTGATAAAAGCGTTCGTTCTGCTTCAATCATTGGCCTATCTCATCAGCATGTCATAGATAAAAACAAAGAAGTTAGATCGCAGCTTGACAAAAGATTGTTTGATGCGGTTGGAAGCGCCATACAACAGTATTCCAGCGCATATCCATTTGCGGGGATTTCTAAAGATTCTGGCTATGAAATACTGCGATACCAAACAGGGCAGTTTTATGTCCAGCACGTTGACTCAACCATAAACCATAACCGCAGTGTTTCTTGTTCGCTTATTCTTAACGATGGGTACGAAGGCGGAGAGTTTGCCTTTTTTGATCGCGGAGTAATTGTGAATCCGCCAAAAGGATCGGCGCTCTTATTTCCATCCAATTTTATGTTTCCACATGAAATTATGCCGGTGCTATCTGGTACTCGGTATTCTGTGGTGACTTGGTTTGTGTAGGGGTATGACATTGATCCGATCAGTCTCCTCTTTGCCGCCAATGCTTGCGTCGCAGCCATCAAGGAAGGCTGTGAGCTATACAAGCAGGCGAAGACTTCTTTCATGGAGGTCAAAGCCACAGTTGACGAAGCTGTTGACATCGGAAAAGAACTCTATGGATTTTGGGGAAAGATTTCTGCTTTCTTTGGCGCGAAGCCTACAGCTCGACCAGCGTCGAAGTCTGTGGCGAAAAAGAAGGCGAAGTTCGTTGCCATTGACGAAACCCAAGTCATGGCAGACATTGTCAGTCAGCTTACGAAGCTATTCAGGCTTGAAGAACAGTTAGCAACACACATCCGGGAGGCAGAAGAAAAATCCAAGAACGTCTATGACCCTGATGCCAACCTGATGGAAGCTGCATTGCAAAGAGTGTTGGCGCAGCAGCAGATGGCGGAATTGGTGGTGACGGTCAGGGAAATCATGGTGTATCAAAGCCCTCCCGAAATGGGTGCGTTGTACAGCAAAGTGTTTGAGATGCGGGATGTCATAGCCGCTGAACAAGAAGCTGCCAGACTGAAACAAGAGGCGAAGAACAGGCGAGAGGCATGGCAACACAGGGAAGAGGAAAGAAACCTGCAAGCAAAGTTGGCGGCAGTGGTGGCGACTTTTACATTCCTCCTGTACCTGTGGTTGTGGCTCCTGTTCGTAAGTCAGTGGGGGAAGAAATGATTGGCTGGATTGCTGCTTGTGTGCTGGTCGCCCTACTACTGCCTTTGCTGGGCATGTTGTATTTGGATGTGCTGGAAATAAAGAATGAAGCCAAAGCGCAGATTCAAAAAGTGGAAAAGTTGAGAAGACAACTTGAACAGCAGGAAAGGAAAAAAGATGAGTAAGCAACTTGAGAAAGATTCAGAGTACGACAAGTTTGACACCGACCACGATGGCGTGGTGACTGACGTTGAACTGTCTCGGTCTGAGCGCATGATTCAGATTGAAAACCTTGACAAGATGGCTGACCAGCAAAGGGTTATGGCATGGGCTGCTTTGGGCGCACCGCCTGTATTGATTGCATTCCTTGCATCTACTTGGGTAACCTTGGAGAAGGTCAATGCCTTGTCAGGGCTGACTACAACTTACTGTGCAGCAATGGGTACGATTGTGGTAGCGTTTATGGCGGCTCAGGCGTATGTGCGCGGTAAGGCAGAGGGGTAAGCATGGAACAAACACTACGAGGCAAGCTGACCTACAAGGTCACCCTGATGGTTGCTGCCACCCTTTGTATTGTGGTGTGCAGTATGGTGTTTACCCTAATGATTGGACTGTTTGATACCAAGGTAGACAACGCTGAAATTTTCAAACTTATCAGCCCTGCGTTCCAAACAGTGGTTGGCGGGTTTATTGGCTTGTTGGCTGGGATTAAGCTGTCCCATGATGATGAAGAAATCAATAAGCCATGAGTATCTTTAACCCGTACATATTGCTCGCCGCTGTGCTTGCCATTGTTGGCAGTTTTGGCGGCGGATACTACAAAGGCTCAAAGGACGAGGTTACCCGTCAACAGTTAGAGATCGCTGCTTTAAACGCAGCCGCCCGACAGAAAGAACAGGCGCTGCTGACCGCCGTCACCACCCAAGCAACCAAACTTCAAAAGGCCAATCAAGATGCAAAACTTATTGCAAAAGAGCGTGATGCTGCTATTGCCTCTGGCGCTCTCAAGCTGCGGATTCCTATCCAAGCCCCCGTCTGCCCCGTACAAACCGCCGGAGATACCCCCGCTCCCGCCGGAGATAGCGTTCAAGCAGGAGCCGAACTTGACGCAAAGGCTGCTCAATCTCTTGTCGCCATCACCGACCAAGGAGATGCCAACACAAGGCAACTCAACGCCTGCATCGACGCATACAACACCATCTACCAAACCTTAAGGAGTAAATGATGCAACTGACCGCCAACTTCTCTTTGCACGAACTGACCAAGTCGGAGACAGCTTTGCGCATGGGCTTTGACAATACTCCCGGCCCGGTGGAAACTGAACATCTGAAGATATTGGCTGAGAGAGTTCTTCAGCCGGTGCGCGACCACTTTGGTAAAGGTGTCAAGGTGAACTCTGGGTTTAGGAGTTCTGAGACAAACCGAGCTACGGGTGGAAGCGTTACCAGTGACCATGTAAAAGGCCAAGCAGCCGATATTGAGATTCCGGGCGTTGCAAATGCTGACTTAGCGCAGTGGATCATGGATAATCTGGACTACACCCAGTTGATACTGGAGTTCTACACTCCCGGCATTCCAGACAGCGGTTGGGTTCATGTGTCTTATGACCCGAATAACCTGAAGAAACAGGAGTTGACCGCTATGAAAGTCGCTGGTAAAACGCAGTATGTTCCCGGCCTTGTAGCGTAACGATCATGCTGAAAAAACTTGTCCTTAGACCCGGCGTAAATAAAGAGAATACTCGCTACACAAGCGAGAACGGCTGGTACGACTGCGACAAGATTCGTTTCCGCCAAGGTACGCCTGAGAAGATTGGTGGCTGGCAGCGTATATCTACCCAAAAATTCATTGGCGTGTGCCGATCTTTGTGGGCTTGGGTTACGCTGGGCTCCCTCAAGCTGCTCGGCGTAGGCACAAACCTCAAGTTCTTCATTGAGAACGGCGGCAGTTATTACGACATAACACCGCTGCGCTCAGCCGTTACTTTGACCAATCCATTTGATATGGTCAGCGGCTCCTCTACAGTCACTGTGACTGATGCCAATGGCGGCTATATCAGCGGCGACTATGTGACTTTCACAGGATCTACTGCCGTGGGAGGCATTACCCTTCTGGGCGAATACTCCCTCACCCTTGGCAGCGTTTCCAATACCTACACTGTTACTGCCTCCTCTCCGGCAGAGATTACCGCTGCCAATCCTGCTGTGTTCACAACAGAATTTCAGTTGGCAAACAATGTACAGGTAACACTGTCCACCGATGGGACATTGCCGTTCCCGTTTAATAGCTCTACCACCTACTATGTTGTCAATACATCTGGATACACATTCCAGTTGTCGTTAACTTCTGGTGGTGCAGCAATTAGCACTGTTGGCTCTGCTCAGTCTGGCGTTCAAACTGTTACGGCCAAGGCTTCATCTACAGCCAATGGCGGCGGCACTGTTCGGGCTGCGTATCAGATCAATGTCGGCCCATCCTATGCTGTCTCCTTGACAGGCTGGGGTGTTAGCACATGGGGCTCTGGTACATGGGGTGTTGGCATAACTGGTGTAGACCAGCTTCGCCTGTGGACGCAGAGCAACTTTGGCGAAGACTTAATCTTTGGCCCAAGGGGTGGTGGCATCTACTATTGGGACGCAACTACTGGTCTGCTTGGAACAATTTTCACTGTGACCATTGCTTCGCCAGCAGTTTTGACCACATCAATTAATTTGACCGATGGCATGGAGTTGATCTTTGACACCACTGGTGCTTTGCCTACTGGACTCAATGTCGGTCAGATTTACTATGTAATCAATTCCAGCGGCACAAGTTGTAACTTGTCGGCTACATCTGGTGGTGCAGCCATTACTACCACTGGAACACAGTCTGGTGTTCACTCTATTTCTCCACGGGCTTTGCCTTTGGCAAACATGACTGGGGCATCTAATGTCCCGGCAGAGCAGAACTGTATCCTTGTCTCTGATTCCAGTAGATTTGTCTTTGCGTTTGGCGCAACAGAACTTGGTTCTTCTACGTTCAATCCCATGCTTATCCGCTGGTCAGACCAAGGCGATCCATTTAACTGGACACCTTCGGCAACGGTGCAGGCTGGATTTACATATCTGTCTCACGGCTCAGAGATTGTGACCGTCATGCAGGCTCGCCAAGAGATCTTGGTGTGGACAGATTCTTCTTTGTATTCTCTCCAGTATCAGGGTGCGCCTATTGTTTGGTCTACCCAGATCGTGGGCGACAACATTTCCATAACAGGCGAGAACGCTGTGGCTTATGCAAACGGCGTGGCGTATTGGATGGGTGTGGATAAGTTCTATAAATACGATGGTCGCACTCAGACTCAAAACTGCGATCTGCGTCAGTTTGTATTTGAGAACATCAACAAGTCTCAGTTCTCCCAAGTTGTTGCCGGAACGAACGAAGGCTTCAATGAGATCTGGTGGTTCTATTGCTCAGGCACAAGCACTACGATTGACAGCTATGTAGTGTTTAACTATATGGAAAACCAAGGTCAGGGCGCTTGGTACTATGGATCTATGGCTCGCACAGCTTGGCTGGACAGCGGCTTGCGTGACTACCCAATTGGGGCAACATATGAAAGCAACCTTGTTAATCATGAGCAAGGTGTAGATGACAATGCCACTGGAACAACTTTGCCTATTGAGGCGTACATTACTTCTGCCGAGTTTGATTTGGATGACGGTGACCACTTTGGCTTTGTGTGGCGTGTATTGCCTGACATTACTTTCCGTGGATCTACCGCTTCTAGCCCTCAAGTGACCATGTACCTGAAGCCAATGCAAAACTCCGGCTCAGGCTACAACATTCCCGCTTCAGTTGGCGGTGAGAATAACGCCACCGTGACAAGAACGGCAGTGTTACCAATTGAAGAATTTACAGGGCAGATCTACACCCGTGTGCGTGGACGACAGATTGCTATGGAAGTCAGGTCTACTGCTGAAGGCGTGACTTGGCAGCTTGGCTCTCCCCGAATTGACATCAAGCAGGACGGTCGGAGGTAGACGTGCCATCCGTACATATGGTGATAACATGATAGCTTTCACAAGGAGCTTTTATGAAACTTATAGATCGGACGGGGCAAATTTTTGGAAAGTTAACGGTAATTGAGCAGGCTGGACGCGACAAGTTAAAAAAGGTATTGTGGCGTTGTAGGTGTGAATGTGGAAATGAAACGGTAGTGGTATCTGGGAGTTTGGTAACGGGCAATACAACCTCATGTGGGTGCATTGTTCCCAACCTTAAACATGGCGGTTCTGGTAAAGGTTCTTACAACACATGGCGAGCAATGATTAGACGATGCACAGTTTCTACAGATAAAGACTATTCCAGTTACGGAGGGAAGGGCATATCTGTTTGTGCTGAATGGCTGGAGTATCTTAATTTTGTTGCAGACATGGGAGAGCCTAAAGGAGATGAAACTCTTGATCGCATAGACCCATATGGAAATTACGAGGCAAACAATTGCCGTTGGGCAGGAGTTAAAACCCAAGCTAGAAATATCCGAATAAGACCTGATAGCACAACTAAAATAACAGGGGTATCTAGGACGCGTTCTGGTAAATTCATGGCAAAAATAATGGTTGGTAAACAAGCATATTATTCAAAAGTATTTTTGACTTTGGAAGAAGCGGTGCAGGCTC